ATTGGAGGACAACAAATAGATAAGCATTATTCCGATTGGTTATATATATGGAATGAATTATCATTACCAATTGGCAAACGTTACGCTTGGGATACTATGGTTGGTGCTGATGCTAATATTCTAAATTATGCTGATAATACTAGTACTACAACACCATCTACCACTAAGTTATTTATTCCTCTTGAATTCTGGTTTTGTCGCAATATTGGCCTTGCTCTTCCTTTAATAGCTCTTCAATATCACGAAGTTAAAATTAAAATTGAATTTGAAAGTTTTAGCAAATGTGTTTTTCAAACAGCTAATGGTGGAGTAGATGGACTTGCAAATGGCGATAGTGCTGTTGATTTAGTAAGTCCAAATTTATGGGTTGATTATATCTACTTAGATACTGATGAACGTCGTAAATTTGCTCAATTATCTCATGAATATTTAATAGAACAATTACAATTTACTGGAACTGAAACATTAAATTCAAGTACTACTCGTGTTAAATTAAATTTCAATCATCCTTGCAAGGAATTAATATGGGTTGCTAAATTATCCGGAGTTCCTAATAATGGATGGTATAATTACACAATTCCAGATCTATCAATTGCAATTCCAAGTGATAATAAAAAATATGGATATACATTAAATGATTCAACAGTAACTACAACTTTCTATCCAATTAAAGATGCTTTAAATAATTATTCATTAACTAGTAATGCAACAGCACTTACAGATGCCGATATTTCTCAAAATATACAATTAAATATAGAACCTTATGATTCATCAAATGCTAATATAAATAAAAATTTTGTAAATCCATTTTCAGATGGATTATTACAATTAAATGGAAATGATCGATTTGCAGTTCGCAATGGTGAATATTTCAATTTAGTGCAACCGTATCAACATCACACTAATATTCCTCTTAATCGTGGAATTAATGTTTATTCATTTGCTATAAAACCAGAAGAACATCAACCATCAGGAACTCTTAATATGTCTCGTATTGATACTGCTGTATTGGCTGTAACTCCTAAATCTTCTACTGGTACAGGAGTATCATATTCAGGTAATATAAATATTTACGCTGTTAATTACAATGTTCTACGAATATTATCTGGAATGGGTGGTTTAGCTTATTCTAATTAGAATATTAAATTTATTACATTTTTTTTCTCCTATTATAGTATAAAGAATATAGCATAAATGGGTGGTGGTCTTCTTCAACTTGTTGCTTATGGTGCTCAGGATGTTTATTTAACTGGAAATCCTCAAATAACTTTTTTCAAAGTTGCTTATCGTCGTCATACTAATTTCGCATTAGAAGCGATAGAACAAACTTTCAATGGAAATGCTACTTTTGGTTCTCGTGTAACTTGTCAAGTAACGCGAAATGGTGATTTAATAAATCGTATTTATTTTGCAGGAACTGTAACAAATAATAATTCAGCATTAACAACTGCTGTAGATAATAATTCTCTTGCATTAGTTCCATATTTTGGATTAAAATTATTAAAAACTATTGAATTAGAAATTGGTGGACAACGCATTGATAAGCATTATTCTGAATGGTTATATATATGGAATGAATTATCTCTTCCAGCTGGAAAACGTTCAGCTTATCGTTTAATGGTTGGTGGTGATAAATATAATCGTTCTATATTATTAGAAGCTAAACAATCATATTCTATATTTGTTCCATTAGAATTCTGGTTCTGTCGCAATGTGGGCCTTGCTCTTCCATTAATAGCTCTCCAATATCATGAAGTTAAAATTAATATTGAATTTGAAACTTTAACTTCTATGGTTGATCAAAATTTTAATTATACTAATAAAGCATATATACAATTAGACGCAACTTCTGCACCACAAAAACTTTCAGCAGCACAAACTAATAAACAATTAACTGGCAGTCCTTCTAATTTACAATTAAACACTGCTTCATTATGGGTTGATTACATCTTCTTAGATACTGATGAACGCCGACGATTTGCTCAATTATCTCACGAATATTTAATTGAACAATTACAATTCACTGGCGCTGATACTATAACTGGTAATTCTGCCGCTTCTTCATTAAAGAGCATACGAATGAATTTCAATCATCCTTGCAAAGAATTAATATGGGTAATAAAACCTGATAGTGCTGCTGGTTCTACATCTGGTTCCGCTCCTTATTGGAATAATTTCACTAATCGCAACGCTGATAATCAATATGTATTATCAGCAAATCCAGTTACATCTGCTAAGATACAATTAAATGGTAATGATCGATTTACTGAACGTAACGGAAATTATTTCTCTCTTGTTCAACCTTATCAACATCACGAATACACCCCCGATCTCTTCCACAATGGTATTAATCTTTATTCATTTGCCATAAAACCAGAAGAACATCAACCATCTGGAACTCTTAATATGTCTCGTATTGATACTGCTGTATTATCATTAGCATCATCTGTATCAGGAACTATTTATATATTCACTGTGAATTATAATGTTCTTCGAATATTATCTGGTATGGGTGGTTTAGCTTATTCTAATTAGAAGAATAAGGAATACAATAATTTTTTTTTCTCATCATCATTTCATTTAATGATTTTTGATTAAGATTATCATTTACATTAATATTTTCATTTTCAAAAAGTTTTTTATTTCTAGTTGATTCAATTGATAATTTTAAGAATTCTAACTCTCTCTTATTTCCCAATTCTTTTAATTGAATATCGTGATTAACTTTTATTTTATTAAATTTGATAATATCGCGAATTCTAATATTCTCAAAAATACTAATATCTTTAATATCTTTATTAATATTTTCAACATTTTCAAGAAGTTTATTAAAAATGTCTAATGTCATATTATTTGTCATTGTAAAAAATTTAATATAATCTATTTGTTTATTATACAAAGATTTGAAATTGAATAATGTATCGTGAATATTTTTTAATTTTTCCATATTCTCCCTATAATTTCTAAATTTAACAATTGAACTTAGAATAGTTAAAGTAGTTCCTAAAATTAATGAAAATAAATTAATAATTAATGAAATAGTATCTTTTGATATATATGATATTATTCCTGATCCTGGATTATCATTTTCATAATTAATTAATGTCAATCTTATAGCTTCAACAAAAGTAGTAACAGTAGAAATTATTAAAATTAATAAAGAAATTCTATTATATCTAAAATAAATTAAATCATATTTTGAAGATACTATATAAATTGATGTTGCTATTTTTTTCTTATTTTCCTCAATATTTTTAAATAATTTTTCAATTTTATAATTAATATCATTCATATCATCAGTGCTAACTTCTGTATTTGTTCCATTTTCTTTCTTACTAAGTGCAAGAATATCTGTAATTTCATTCATCTCATTCATTTCATTGAATGAACTTAATATGTTATTTTCATCTACTAATGATGTTCTTAATGTTGAATTGACAATGTCGCAATTTAAAATTACATTATTTTTAAATTTATAATTTTCATTCTCACTTTCATTTATAAAAATAATAGCTTTGTCATTATCTTTATTTTTGAAACTTTTATACATTTCATATTTCAACATTATATTATTATAATAATAAATAATATAATATAATAATAATTAATATTATTGATAATATTATTTTAATATCAATATTTAATTTTAACATTATTAAGAATATTAATAAAATAGTTGATATAAATAATAAATCAACTATTAAAAATGGTCGTTTAATTTCTAAATTTTTATCATATAACTCATTATAAAGAGCAATTGCATTACTTACTGCATTTTCCATTGATGTAAAATGAACTTTTGCTTTTCCATTATGAGAACCAAGAGTGAATATGTTTTCATCTATTTTAAATGGAATATAATCGGTATTATAAGTTTTTATATAAGCCGTTTCATTTGAAATCCATTTTCCATTTTTATAATAATTATTTATGAATGATAATGTAGGATTTGGTAATTTATTTTTATAAATTTCATTTAATTGTCTAAATGTTTCATTTATTAATTCATTCTTATTAGAACATTCATTAGGTGTCTTATTTATATTACTACTTTTATTATTTATGAGTGTAATAGAACAGCTAATAACAGTCTTAGAATTTCTTTCCTTAAATATCATATAATTACTTAAAATGATACAAGAAACGCCCCATTCGCTATTATTAACTATTACACCATCAATATCATTATCAATATCAAATTTATAATTCCAATGAAATGTTATAGAAATATATTCATTATATTCAGTATTTTTATTATAATTAATTAATTTTAAATTATTATTATTATTATCAATTATTGATTTTAAATTTTCAGGAGGAATAGCAAATACAATTTTCTTAGATTTTATATATCCATACTTAGTCCTTACACTTATATCTTTCTTATTATCATAAGTAATTCCTACTATCTCAGTATTTAATTTAAATTCTACATTTCTCATTTTTAAGAAATTATACCAAATTTTAAATAAACCCTCGTCATTTGGTAATCTTGGTTGATAAATTGAATATAATAAACATTCATTTATTATTGATAAATATGTATTTAAGGAAATTCGATAAATATCGCCACCATCAATAATATGACAAAACTTATTTAAAAAATCTTTTGATTTTTCACTAAAATTATTTTCATTCAAATAATTTACAAGTGATTTATTAGATGCGTAATTTGAATTAAATGAAAATAATAAAAATTCTTTTGTCATACTCTAAAT